AGGTGACCACCAGACTGGCCGGCACAGCAAAGTCGTTCGATTCCTATGGCTACCGCGAACGTCGCGTTCAAACCAACACCTAAGATGGTCGACCAGGGAAGCATTACAGGGGTGGTGACCTCGACCGAGAAAATTCTCGCGCTATTGGGTCTCAACATCAGTCTCACGGCACTCGAACGTTGGGCAACACACATGGAACCTATCTTCCGGGCATTTGTTCCGCTCGGTCAGTTTGCGATCGCCGTCGTCACGGTTTACTATATCTGGACCAAGACGCGCGCCATGAAGGAATCGAAGCGCCGCCACCGAAAGCACAAGCATGACTAAGAAAATTTTCACCATGATCGCCGTCATGGCGCTCCTCCTGGGCGTCACGAGCTGTTCCCTGATCCCAAAAACTGTCGAGTTCGGCCAGAAAAAGGTCCAGGAGTTCCCAGACCACCCTAGGAAACAGGATGAATCCACTCGGCAAGCGGTTGCGCTCGCCGCGGACAAGGCGCGCGAGGCTGAAAAGATCGCGACGCTCGACAACTCCACCGCCGCGGTTCCCGCCGGCGAGGCCGCGGAGCTCGCGGAGGCTGCTTCTCGGAGCCTGGGGCCGCCCTCGGAGCCCTGGAAAGGTGAAGTTGAGGCTCTGAAGCAGCGCCTGGACGCCCAGACGGCCAAATACAACGAGCTCTTGCACAAATTCAGCGAGCGAAACGACGAACTCGCCGGGAAAAAGATCGAGGGGACCGGTTTTCTGCAGATCCCCTACTTCGTCTACCTGTTCGGGATCTTCGCGCTGCTGTTTATCGGCGCGATCGTGCTCAAATTGGTCACCGCGGTGGCCGCGGCAGCCAACCCCGGGGTCGGTCTCGGGCTTTCGGTGGCTTCTGCCGGCGCTAAGGTGGTCTCGAAGGGCTTCGCCCAGGTTCTGAAGGGTGGCGAGCGCTTCAAAGAGCGCCTGCAGGCCGAGATCAACGACCCCGAGCTCCAAAAACGGGTCCTGGGGGTATTCCGGACCTCTCATGAGACCTCCCAGGACGAGGATGTTCAGGCCCTAATTCGGCACCTGACAAAGTAACGGCAACCCTGCACTTTTAAGGAGACTATGAGCTGCGGCAGCAATCCATGCAACGTGACCGTGAGCAACTCGGCGGCCTGTGAATCGGTCCCGAGCCAAATCACCAATTTCACCCTCCAATTCTTTGGGGAGGTGACCAAGACTGAGGTCGACGGCGTCGTCACCTGGACGCTCCCGTGCGATCTCAACGTGGGGCTACCAAACAACCCTCGATTGACGGACGAGGGGCTCGCGTGTTATTTCCTGCGTCTCTTCGAGGAGGGAATCATCGGCCTAACCGGCCCGACAGGCGCCACCGGAGAGGCCGGAGACAACGGTCGCGACGCGTTCACGATCCTACTGACCAGTTTCGAGCAGCCCACGCTCTCGAACCCCAACATCAACGTCGTCAGCTACTACAACCCGATCATCCAGGCCGGCCTTTACGTGTTCATCACTGGCTCTGGCTGGTATCTGGTCAATACCGCGGACACCAACGGATCACTCTCGCTCACCCTCGTCAAGGCACTCTCCAGCGTGTCCGGGACAGTGACCTCTGGGAAGTTCATCGTGCCCTCCGGGTTCCCGGGCTCCTCGGTTGTCGGCCCGACCGGGCCACAAGGCCCAACCGGCCCAACCGGCCCGCAGGGAGACACCTATTCGACCACCAACGGCTTTTTCTACGCCCCGTCCGGAACTGATTTTCCGGTGGCAGCCACTTTTGGCGCCGTTACCTTCACAGCCTACACGCCCTCGGTCATTTTGCCCACTGCGGGCAAGTATAAGATCACGGCCGTCGTCGGGTTCAAAGCAGTCGGCGCGGTGGCTACCTCCGACGAACTCCAGGTGAAGTTGCGGGACGACACGGCGAGCTCGGATGTTCCTGGGTCACTATCGCCGCCTATGAATGGTTACGCGGCGAATGTCAACGACTCGGTGGTAATGGATGTGATCTACACCTCGTCGGCTGACAATACGTCGATCTCGCTTTACGCGGACGCGACCGCTGGAAGCGTTTTCGAGATCCTTTACGCGTCGACCACAATCACTTTCGTCCGCATTGAATGAGCTGCGACGATTGCACATGCTGTGGTGGCTGCGGGACCCCGATCGGTCTCTGTGGCTGCAATACGTGCGGCAACAGCTGCACCACCAGCACCGAAGAGGTGGACAGCACTCGCGGTGGGTGCACGCCGGTGCTGCGGAATACGGATGACGCCTATGTTCACGACTGCGCCCAGGTGTCTGGGAGCACGCCGGTGATCGGCAACCCGCAGTATGAGGTGGCCATCGTCAACGCGCCGGATGACATCCTGCGCAACCAGGACGGATCCCCCGTCCTGGTAAACGGAGAGGTTCAACGAGCATGAAAGTTGGAATGGTATTCGATAAGGGCGGGATGAGTGACAACGGGCCGGCGCCCATCAACCCAGTGATGCCTGGTTCTGATTGTTGCCCCGAGTTCACCGTGCGAGGTGAAGAGGAGCTTGAGGTCCCGGAATATGGGACCATGACCATCCGCTACCGGGTGATGGAGGAGCGGGAGTCCAACCGCAAGCACGACACGAAATACTCGTGCACCATCTGCGTGTGTGAGATCGTCTCAGCCAAGGAGATCAAGGAGGACCCCGAGGCGCCAGCCAAGTCTGGCAGCAAGGAGACCTCTGACGCGCTGGACAAACTGGCCAAAGAGGAGATGGAAGACTGATGTTCACCGTTGATTCGATCTACGACGAGGCGAAGAAAATCATCGGGGCGTGCTCCGATGAAAAGCTGTTTGCTTGGTCCGGAGATGTTGTGGCGATGATCGCCAACAAGACCGACACCGAAGCGTTTAAGGGATACCTGGACATCTGCACCACTGGGTGCGGGTGCACCGGAGACACCCCGTGCTCCAGCGGATGTGGTCGCGTGTGCATCACGCTCCCACGCGAGGTCGAGACGGTCATTGCGGTCAACATCGGCGGGACCCCCGCGATGGGGTTCGGTCAACTTTTCAGCTTCCACCTCAACGGACCCGGCGACTTCAAGCGCTCCTGCGACTGGTCGTGGTATGATCAGGGCGCCAATTTTCCCGTGCAGCGCGATTTGATCACGCCGGCTCAGCTCGTGGCCTACCTCCAGTCGGAGGAGGACAACGGCAAGAAACTCGTCGTCTACGGCTACGACACGAACGGAAACAAGCTACGCCGGCAGGTGAACGGGAGCTGGCTCGACGGCTACCAAGTTCCCACGATCTACGGTTACGCCATCCCGGAGGCTGACGCACCGACGATCGCGCGCATCACCGCAGTCTACAAGGAGCCCACCGTTGGTCAGATCCGACTCGCTACCACCGACGCCGGCGGGGGCACCGGTGTGGTTCTCGGGATCTACGAGCCGGACGAGACGGTCCCGCAGTATCGTCGGATCAAGCTGAACCGCGCGTGCAACTGGGTTCGAGTGGCCTACCTGAAGACCAATCCCGTTTTTCAATCCCGATGGGACCACATTCCGCTGAACTCCCGGCTGTCTTTCCTCATGGGAATGCAGGCCCGGCGCTTCTATGCTGAGCAGGAAATCGAAAAGGCCCACGCCTACGAAGCTGACGCCGCGCGACTCGAAGTAGAGGCGCAGATGAAGAAGGAGGCCCCGCTCATGTTCCCGCTCCAGGTTGACGACCGGAACAACCTTCGCGACAAGTCCGATTACTGGATCAACTGATGCCTCCGCTGCCCACAGGCACGAAAATCATGGACTTTGATTCCTCGTGGATCAAAGGCTCCAACAACAGCATGGACCCCTCGGCGTTGCCGCTGGGATACGCGTGGTCCACGCTCAACATGATCAACGTGTCCGGCGTGCTCTCGTGCCGCCCGGGCCACCGCTGCATCGCCGAGCTTCCGGCCGGCAAGCTGCAAGGCATGGCGGTGTTCCGGCCCAACTCCGGGCTGGAGCAGATCATGGTCGCTGTCGACGGGGTGATCTACGTCGCGAGTTATCCGTTCAAGGTTTTCCGGTTCCTCCCCAACGTGCTTTTTTCCGCGTCGGCCCGGCAAATCTTTTGGGAGCAGGCCACACAGAGCGCGGATCTCATCACTCCCGGATCGCTCACCTCTGCCCGCCAAGTTTTGGCGCCTAAGGAGGTCATGTTCATGCAGGACGGCGGCAACACCGCACCCGCCTACTATGACGGCTCAAACTCCGGACACATCCGGGATCTGCCCTACCAGACTCCTGCCGGCGGTCCGATGGCGTGGGTTGGCGATCGTCTCTGGGTTGCTGTTGGCGCCGACGTTTACGCGTCGAACATCGCCGACCCGTTCAATTTCACTGAGCAGATTTACCTGGGCGGCTCGCAGTCGTTCAATTTCAGCCGCGAAGTCACCGCGATGGAGCGGACGCCGTCGATCCAGTTCCCTCAGCTCGTCGTCTTCACCGAGGAGTCGATGAGTATCATCCAGGCGAACATCCGGGAGCGCGACAAGTGGACCGAGACCGAAGGGATGCAGCGCGAGATCCTGCAGATCGGATGCTCGTCCAGCCGGGCGGTCGCGAGTCAGTTTGGCCGAGTCACTTGGTTCTCTTCGTCCGGTCTCGTGTGGTATGATCCGGCGACGTCCACCGCATGGACCTCCCGCTCCCCGCTCCGCGACACTGAGCAGATGGAGAGCAAGTCCGGCCTCTTCAGCGATCTCAGCGGGGTCGCTGTCGGTATTTTCGGCCAGTGGTTCCTGGCGAGCGTCCCCTACGAGGACATCTTCAACGAACACACCTGGGTGATGAACAACAACAGCTGGGAGACTATCTCCGACCAAGGCGGCCCTACGTGGTCTGGCGTCTGGACGGGGACGCGCCCGGTTGAGTGGGCCTACGGCGTGATCGCCGGCACTGAGCGTATTTTCCACGTCTCGCGAGACAAAGACGACGTCAATCGGCTATGGGAATCCTTCACAACGGACCGTCTGGACAACGAGTGCCCTATTACCTGGGCGCTATTCACCCGGGGTTATTTCGGTCTCACCGGTCAGTCGCAAAAACTGCCCGGGCTGCCGTGTCGATTTGGCTACGCCGACATCGCTCTGACGGCGATCGACGAAGACCTCGATCTCGGAGCCTTTGTAGCGGCCGGGACGCGCGGAGCCTTTCGAAAGATCGCGTCTACCAAGTTCAACGTCGCGCGAGGCAGTATGCAGCCAGACAGCGAGATCACACTCGACACGACGCTGGTCCAGCTCAAGGCGCAAAGTCGTATCTTCCGCACTCAGGACGCAGACAAATTGGAACCCAACGATGCCGTGGGCTCTTGCCCTGCGGAAACTCCAGCCGTCGATAACCTGGACGAAAGCCACCAGCTCTTGGTTGTCGGGCACGGTCCGGCGACCATCAAATGGATTCGCCCGTTTGCGTGGATCGACATGGACGACGACACGGGCAACGACAAAGCGTGCGAACCTGAGGAAGATTTTCGTGGCGTCCGTTTCGATGGCATCGGTCTCACCGATTCCGACGACATCGAGGCACTCATGCTCGCCCTGGCAGAATATCCCATCACGAAATACACCGGGGTGGCTACCGAGACCCTGCGGTCCGGGGAATACGTTGGGGTGGGGAGCGGGACCTCCAGCAGCATCGTCTCGCAGGCCGCGGCGGATCGCGTTGCTCAGATCATCGCCACCAAGCAGGCGGAAAAGGAACTCGCGGCGCAGGTGCCCCCAATCTATAGCAACGGAGTCGGATGAGCACACTGATTGACATTCTCAAGCTGCGGAAGCCGGCGATCGAATACGTCTCGCCGCCGATCTGCGAAGTCGTGCTATCGGGGTCTGGGTTTCCGGACATTGATCTGACGCCATTTGGCATCCTCGATGCGCCCGGACCGCTCAAACCACCCGACTATCCGGACGACCCGAATCTCACGTTCCCCAACATCCCGGGCGTGATCTGCTACACAATTTACAAGGCCCTCGACGCGCTGGATCCGTTTGGTGCGTATGAGATCGTGGCCGAGTGTTTGCCGCCGTGCTGCTGCGAGCGCAACGTGCCCGGATGCACAGACTGCAGCTGCGATCCAGACCCAACCGCGTGCA